TTTATAAGAGCCTTTAAGAAAAGACTTTTGTATACTTGGAATGAGGTCAGTCCCCATTAACCAAGGAGCGCCTATCATTTCATTAACTGTAGCTACTCCAAAGATACCTGCAATCTTACCATCACCTGTAATGATAGTGTTGGCTTCGTCTGATACCCCCACAGAAAGCGTAAGAGCTTCCAACGGTGGTAATGGTTGGGAAGCCCTTAGCTCTTTTAAATCTGCGGTTCTTAGGTTGTCAGCGAGTATCGCAATATCTTCAGACACAGTAGGTCTGAAAGTACCAATCATATTCGTTTTGACCTCAAGTGGAAGAAACCTTCCCACTCTGCACTTTGGAAAGCACAAGGTAAGTGTGAAGAACTTGTAAGCTCTACTTCTACACCCTGTGACTGAGCCATTACGTTAATACGGAATGTTCCATCAGAGATTGCGGGTTGGTTAAGAATGTTAGTAAGACCGCCTACAACACGCCCAGTGAATACTGAGTTGTATGTGTCACGAGCAGCAGCATTAGAAGCACCTTTGGGTTTAACTGTAGCCTCAAAGAAGCCTGTGCCGTTGTAGACCACGTTCATATTACGTATCTGTAATCGACCAATAGTTATAGGTTCATTCTCATCCCTAACTACTTGTTCTGAGAATACGTACTTGAACTCGTAAGGTGTACCAGCAAATACTTTCTTACCTGCTGTTAAAGCTGCCTGTATGTCTGTAGATTCAATTATCTCACCTGTAGTGGTAACATAGGTAAGGTTGCTTGCTGTGTAAGGCACAGAGGACACTGTAGAGCCATCTATAAGAACCCTACGGTCTAACCGTACAGGCCATGCTCCACTTGTTTCTTCTGTTGCATCATCAGTTGAGAGGTTAATCTTTTCAAGAGCAACATCACCATTATCATACTTAAGAAGAACCAAGATGTCAGACTTGTTAAAGGCTAGGTTAAGTACCTGTCCCTCAAACGTCCACTTACCCCAACTAGCTTGAAGCTTCTGCTTATCTTGCCAGTAGTAGTTATAGACGTAGACAGTCTTAGGCTGTTCTTCTGTTGTACATAGTATGGTATCTTCGTTTGTACTTGCTGTTAGTGCTGTAATTTCTCCCTCAATGTACTGAGGTATATGAGCTGTTACATCTACGGCATCATTAGTTTCCGCTTGGTCTTCTACGAAGTATTCACGGATACCTGCCCACTTACCACGCTTAACGGGGAAGAAGACATATTTACCTGCACCTACAGGTTTAGCTTTAAGACTAGCTTCAAACTGTGTGGTTACATCGATGGTAGCCGTTTCAGGAGTAAGCAAGTCAATAGCTGTAAGTTTAAACTGTGTTTGTTCTGAGAAGAGCAACAAGCTCTCTGCAAACGGTACAGCATGTTTTAGGATAGATACTTGGTTGTTTGAGACTGCAATATCAATAGGGTCACTATCAACTACTGTCAGTACAGTACGTCTGAATAAGTTATACGTTTCAAACTCACCTGACTCTGATAAGATAATGTTTTCATCATACAGCATACCTAAACGGTTTCTGTGGAAGAAGATATCAGTTAGCGTTAAGCCATCTGTAGCAAAGCTAGGGAATGGGTTTGAGTCATCATCGCCTACCTTACGTTCTTCCCAAGGCATCACTTCAAAAGTGTATGCAGTATTACCTGTCCTGCGTATCTGGTGAGGCATGGTAGATGTATCAAACTGGTATGTAATCTCAGGTTTGATTGTTTCTTTCCATAAGCCTGTACCTACGCTGTCAGAGATTAGCTTAACGTAGTAATCATCTTGAGCCTCTTCATTGTCCCCTGCAATCTTAATAGTAAAGTCTTCAGGGCCATGTTTAGGCAGACCTTTAAAATCACCAGTTTCTTCTTTGAAGGCAAGTACGTGAGTGTTACCACGTGAATCTTCTACCTCGACCTCGAAGTCAGTATCCGAATACAAATGTATTACGTTATTATAACGAGTTTTATTGATACCTGAAGGCAGTGAGATGCCAAATAATTGAGTAGCAATGTTATCAGTTTTGACACTGTTTTCTGCGGCTTGTGTATCCGTTGTACTACCGTTTGTAGAATGGCCTGTGGTGTAACTCTCACTAGTCCAAGAGTTACCTGTTCTACGTGCCTTAATTGTGTAGGTAGACCTATAGTCCCCCTGCTTCACATAGATAAGCGCTTCATAGCGTCTATTAACATCTGTGGAAGGCAGAGGAGAAAGAGCGGGGTCAATCGCTACCACTTTCTTCTTATTAAGTATATACGTATAATCCGCAATCGTTACAGCCGATAAATCCGCTTTAGGATTAGTAGCTGAATTAAGATAAGTAGCTGTTCCCCCTAGCGTTAAAGGGTTGCCTACTTTGTCGAACATGTAAGTATATGCAGTAGTACCGTCATTCGTTACTATTAGTGTGTTTAACGTTTCGTTGTCACGCCTAACAGTGTGAATGAAAGCAGTGTCTATGTTAGATATGTTCTGTAAGACATTACCTGCATCATTTAATAGTTTTAAATGCTCAGTGCCAGGTCGCTTAGACAATCCCGAAACAACTGAGGACACAGCGTTTAACTGCTCTTCACCTTGGGTTTTTAGCCGTAGTGATGGAGGCTGTTGGGAAACACCATTAATTAAGTTTGGTATTGAAGCACTGATTAAAGGCATTAGTAAGTCCTCTTAGTTCCAATACGGTCAATTACGCGGTAGACATCGTAGCTGTCACCAATGTTGTAATCTGCCATTTCATTCTCAAATGCCTTCATTTCAAAGAGGGCTTGTGTTTCATCGTTAGTATGGAATGTGTGTAAATCACCTGCTCCTACGATACTGTCTTGTAGGACACGAGCTGCTTTGATTGTAATGTATCTACGAGCAACTGAGGGTAATTCTTCAAATTCTAATTCGTATGTAATATCTAAACTTACTTCTTTGCCTACGTTGTAAGTGTGGCCTACTCTATCATACATTTTAGTTCCACGTTGGACTAAATCGATTGAAGAGTCAGAGTTGTAAGTTTGGTCAGCCCTTATAGTGTTGGTAGCCAGAACAACATCACCGTTTAGATTAGGTGCAATCTTTACACCTGTCTCACGGTTATAGTGCCATCCTTCTGCCTGTACTGAACGGCTGGTCTGTGCAAGCGTAGTTTCGGCCTGCTCTGCTTCAACAAGACCAGAGGACAAACGGTTTACTGGAGCTTCACCGATTGCCGATAGCATTATGTTGACAGCTTCTAATGTAGTATTAGGGGTCATCTTTAGTTCCTATTAACGTCTTGATTTAGACCCTGAACACTTCCAGCGTTTACGAGACAATCTCAGCGGGGAGTTAGGGTTTGAGCCAGCTTTTTTAAATTTACGTAACTGAGCTGCTGACCTAGCGCAGTAAGAGTCACCCTTACTTGTCCCAGGTTTTACACTCGCACCTTTCTGTCCGTAAGAAACTCTTTTGCCAGAGGCTGTTATCTTTAAACGAGCCTTACCTTTTCTTGGGGTAGCCATAAAATCTCCAAAAACAAAAAAAGGGGAATCCCGAAGGACTCCCCAAATTTGAACTTATGCTACGTTCAAGCTGATAGCACATGCAGGGCGTAAAACATTGTGGCCCATTGCGTACTTGGCAACCATAATTGTACCTTGACGGTCAATTTGGTACTCAGACTCAACACCAAGGTCGAGTAATTTAACTGTAGCAGCAGCATCTTCAGCGAAGATAAGACCACGTACAGAGCTGAAGTCAGCTTTATAAGCACCAGAACGGCTAGAAGTTAAAGGAACTGGAGTAGCAGAAGTGCTAGACTCGTCAGTTGTAGGAATGTGGTTAGACATCATAATCTTAACGCCACCAATCATAGGTACAGCGCCAGAAGCGATAGAACCAGAACCACCTACATCACGGTTCATGTGTGCAAGGTTGTTTACTGATTGGTCTGCACCGAATAGAGAGTAATACTGCTCTGGTGGTAAGACACAAACTTTAGAACCTGTGATATCTTTCTTGTCGAACTCTTCAAGAGCAGCGTAGATAGCCTTAGCAATCTTACCACCGTCTAAAGCGTCACCAGCTACAGAACCGATTGTGACGTTGTTTGTGTAAACTTCTTCATCAAAAGAAGCACCAAACTGTGCAGCAGCTTCAGTAGCGTTTGTAACACCAGCAGCTTTAGCAATGATGCGAGCTACGTTTTTGTCACAAGTGTTACTTAATGCGAAGCCAGCTTCTTTAGAGTAGATAGAACGCACATCGTAGTGGTTCATAGCTTCATCGACATTGCTGATGAACTGGCTAGAGATAAGCAAGTCATCAACTGTAACAGTACGCTCACCATGCTTCACAGCGTCAGCTTGGATAAGCTCACCTGGAGTGTGGTATTTAGCAGCAGCTTGACCTGTCAATGGGAATTGAGCAGACTTACCATTGCTGATAGTACGGTTACGGTGAAGAGGCATAAAGACGTTACGCTCTTCAAAAGCTGTAAGGACTTCGCCTGCATATAGTTTTAAGAACAGCGCGCGGTTATCGCCTGCTGCGTTTACTTGGCCCAAACGTGATACAGTTTGGTCTGTTGGAAATGCCATTTTAATTTACCTTTTAGTAATGATTAGTTGAGTTGTTTTGTTAGCTACTCAGCTTAGTCATTACATCCTTTTCGCTTAGGTTGTCTCCCGCAGGAGGCCAAAGGTAATTAGTTTGTAATGTATTGCTTCGTATATAAAAAACCCCTCCGAAGAGGGGCTAAAAAGGAGACAGTTTTTTAGAACACATTAGACCTAGCCAACTTGTCGGCTATAGTCTTTCTGTAAGCGGGGTCTTTCTGATATCTGGGGTCACCCATCGCTGCTGTTAGTTCTGCAACTGAGTTGAATGCCCCGCCCTGATTATTGGAAGCCTGTCCCTGTAATAGTGTCGGTTCACTTCCTGCTTCAGAACGATATCTCGCGCTTAATCCTTGTACTGCAAACTGTGTTAGTGCTGGGTCACCAGACTCAATGTTAGCATTAAATGCGTCTACCTCACTTGGAGATAGATTAGCCGATGCCCATTCAGTCATAGCGCGGTAGCCTTCTTCTCCACCTGCCATCCCAAACACTTCATTTTGAAGCTTATCAGCAATAGCTTGTTGACCATTAATCCATGAATCAACTAAATCTTTGCCAAAGCCTGCTTCACTTAGTTTAGTGTAGGCATCTTCAG